ATGAAACTTAAAAAAGTACGAGTTCAGAATTTCAGATCTGTCGAAGATTCACAAGAATTTGATGTTGGGGGTATGACCTGCTTGGTAGGTAAGAACGAGGCAGGAAAAACAGCAATACTACAAGCTCTTGCAGCTCTTCGGCCTCACAATGGACAAGATGTTGAATACAATAAAACTCGTGATTATCCCCGCAGATTTTTAAACGATTACGGTGAAAGGCATGATGGGGAAGAGGCTACGGTTACTAAAACTGTTTGGGCAATAGATCAAAAGGATCAGGAAGAGTTCGAGCAAAAATTTGGTGAAGGTTCTCTTGGGAACGGTTTGATAAAAGTTTCTGGAGGCTACGAAGGGACTACTTATTGGTCATTTGATATAAATCAAGAGTTGATCGTTAAGCATCTCATCTCTTCCCATAAACTCAATGCTTCGGAGCAGGCTTCCCTTAAAGAGTGTAAAACTACCAAAGCCTTATATAAGTCTCTCCAGGAAGTAAGCAGCCCCACTGAAAAACAAGAGAACCTTTTAAAAGTTGTCGCAGGCTTTAAAAATCAAAGTATTACAGAAGAAGCCATCGGAAGTTTCTCTCAAAAAATGCCCCATTTCTTGTACTTTTCTCACTATGACCGTATGAGTGGGCAAATTTCAATTGATGCACTTAATAATAATAAACAAAACAATGTTAAAATTTCTGAGGAAGACCAAGTTTTCCTTGATTTTCTCGAATATGCAGGAACGACCCTGGAAGAGATATGCAGCACAACCACATATGAAGACCTTAACTCTCGCTGTGAAGCAGCTTCAAATAAGATTACAGATCAATTGATGGAATACTGGCTCCAGAACCCCTACTTGGAAGTCGTGGTGACGCTTACAAAAGCAGAGCCTAATGATCCGGCACCATTTAATACAGGAACAGTTGCAAGGGCACGAGTAAAAAATACCTTGCACAGAGTAAGCGTCCCTTTTTCAGAGAGAAGTGCTGGGTTTATTTGGTTTTTTTCATTTCTCGTCAAATTTGCGCAAGTTAGAAAAGAATTTGGAAACGTTATTATTCTGCTGGATGAGCCAGGTTTAACATTGCATGGAAAAGCTCAGGAAGACTTACTACGGTACATGGAAGAAAAACTTGAACCCAACCATCAAATTATTTTTAGTACGCATTCCCCTTTTATGGTGCCGGTAAACCGACTTGAGGATGTTAGGGTCGTAGAGGATGTAATAAAAGTAAAGGAAGCTGGCCGACCAGAGATTTATGGTACTAAAGTAAGTGCTGACATTTTCGCAAATGATCCTGATACACTCTTCCCGCTGCAGGGCGCCCTTGGTTATGACTTGGCACAAAACCTATTTGTTTCTCCCAATAACCTTGTTGTTGAGGGAACTTCAGATTTTACCTATTTATCTGTGATATCGAATCATCTTAGAGAAATCGGCAAAAATCACTTAGATGAAAGATGGTCGTTGGTTCCAGTCGGGGGAGCAGATATGATTCCCACATTTGCAGCTCTTTTAGGTAACCACTTAGATGTTACTATTTTGGCTGACTCCCAGAAAGCAGGACATCAAAAACTGATGAATCTTGCAAATAAAGGGCTTTTGGAAAAAAGTAGAATTTTGTTAGTGGGGGATTTTGTTGACAAGAAATTTGCTGATATCGAAGATCTCTTCACTCCAGGGGATTATTTGTCTTTGTACAATGCAGCCTTCCAGGGTAATGCCATTAAGGTTTCAGACCTTAATGGAAATGATCAAATAATCACTCAAATTAATCGGCACACAGGTGAGAAGTTTGATCATGGAAAACCAGCTGACATTCTTATGAGACAAAGAGATAAGCTTCTTCCAAAAATGTCGGAAAAAACTATAAGTAATTTTGAAGCTTTGTTTGAAAAAATAAATACCACATTATCAGAACAGGCTATTCCAAATATAGATCAGCCTCAGCAGAACGTCGCCTGATTAAGCCCCTGAGCTTTCTGCCGCCAGCCCAGACCCAGCGCATAAATTCTGTTGGGACGTGGGCATGGTCTTCACGGTTGACCTTGCGACGAAGGGTTGAGCGTTGTAATGCTCCGGCACCAAGGTTAAAGGTGAAAGAGACCAGCGCATCAAACTGCCCGTCAGAGAGGGGCGCATTGATTAAGCGCACCACAGCGCGCTCTGCCACACCCACATCTTGGCGCAAAATCTCTTCTCCTTGTGCCTTGGTAATCCGCTTGGGGAATTTCTCTCCCGGCCGGATGAGATGACCATAGCCAATGGTAGGATAGCCGGCAGCATCTTCATAAATGGTCGGCTCAAAACCCTCAAATTCCTTGATCAGATTCAAGCCTTCTTGTGTGATGTGGCGCATGGCCTCAGCCCTTCCTGAACTTATTCAACGCTCGTTGCCCAAACCAGAAGCTGATGACGGCGGCGAACAGGGCTTGGGTTTCTGGATCCCAGATCGCGATGAGAGCCTGTGTTACGGGCACCCCTTGATCCAGAAGGCTTTGTAGCCCGGCGTATTTCACCACGGCAAAGAGCGTGAAAAATGCATAAGTGATAACAGGCCGGACGGAGGCGCGCAGGCCCTCAATCCATTTATAGCCAGCTGGCAGACTGGCATGACGGTATAGCGCGCGGCTTTCTGAAATATCCGCTTGGGCATTAATTTCTTCCAGCCGATGAGAGTGCCCTTGGGCGGCTTGTTCCATTTGCCGGTCAAGGATGGCTAACTCATGTTTGCGGTCCTGATGATCCTGAAAAAGTTTCAAAAGGTCCGGGAAAGCGGAAGAAATAAAGCCGATCAGGCTTCCGATCAATGTCAGCATGGCAATGCCCTTTCTTAAAATTGCTGATCCAGCATGTCCGTCAGTTTGTATTGCTGAATGTCGTAAAACTCTCCCTCGCCGGGGCCGCCGCCACCGGTGGTACGCAGCCATTTGTTATAAAGACTGGTGTAAAGGGATTCGCGTTCGGTGAAGGTAAGTGCCCGGTTGAACACCAGAATCTCGCCCACGTACTGGCGGGCCGCACTGGTGCCGGTAAAGCCGCCTACCACAAAGGCATCGGCTTCGGACATAATGCCGCCGGGGTTTAACGTGGCAGTTGCCACCACGGCGTTATTCAGCCGGGCGGTCAACTGGTCGTTATCATTAATGAGGTTATGAATGTATGTATGTCCATAGTTCATGTTGGTGGCCAGCTCCGCCACATTGCCCGTGTCATAGCGGATGAACCAGCCGCGGTCGAACTGATCCGCTTTTAAGAGGATTACCTGCGTGCCGTCCCCCCGGATTTCCAGCAATCGATCCTGCCCCGGCACATTGCTATCCACCCGGCTCACCATGAAAACTTCAAAAGAATTGACGAGATCATGGGTAAAGGCCGCGTTTTCCAGATTCATGGCCGCACTCGATCCGCCCTCAAAGAAAATGCCGCCGCGATTGCCCAAATGACTGTCACTGTACGTGGGGTATGGTGTATCCGGGTGCGGGCTCACATGATTGCCGAAGTTGGAGGTATCCAGCCATTGGCCCACGGCATTGGGAATAAAATGCGGGTTGGAGAAATCCACCATCTCCAGAATGTTTTCAAAGCTCACACTTTTGTGAGCATCAAGGTGGATTAGCAAATCATCGGAATCCAGTATGGAGGCCGCCGCCTTTTCCTGCTTGGTCATCAGGGTGTTTACGCCAATCAGCATGGTTAAATCCTTTTTTCGATGCGTTCCAGAAGATCGCGGATGCCGTCAATGCGCTCTTCCAGCCGGTTGATCTTTTCAATGAGTGGCCGGTTGTTATTGGTCCAGACCTCAAGGTTTTTAACCCGGGCATCCAGATGGGCCGCCCACCAGACCACAGCTACGGTCTGCAGCACCACGGTCACCAGAAAGATGGCCGGGATACGCTTATCGATATGCCAGTGGCCGTTGCCATTACCGTTGCCGTTTTTGGGATTGGGTTTGTTTTCACGCAGCATGGGCGTTCCTTTAGTTGAATGAATGAACGATAGGATTTTCACCTACGGCAGAAATCTCCACCAGATCCCCGCGCGGGCGCACGCCCAAGACACGAGCCAACAATCCCCAGTTTTCACTTGGGCCAAAGCTGAAATGGGTACGCTCTTCTGCCGTACCGGTATAAGGCGTGAAATCCAAAGTCTCTGCCAACAAGGCTTCATCAGCATTGTTACCATTTGGTGTGACCTCCCAAGGGCCACTCACCGATCCATCTCGCCGGCGCAAAGCAATGTAATGCGTCACATCATTTCCTTGGTCATCCTCCCATTCCAAGGGCTCTGACAGTTTCAGGACAAGGCCATCAAGATGTATAACCTCACCCCCTTGGCCCCAGCGCGGCATATCGTGGGATATGGTAATGAGATCTCCATATGTTGGAATCAAGCCTTCCAGTTCTGTCTGGAAGGTAATCATGCGCCGGCGGTATCTATTGGCAGCTGCCATATATAATCCTTCCCGGTTAGCTTGATCTTCCCCTGTACAGCCAAACAAGGATACACCCGCTGGTTTTTCTGCCATTGAATCCGGCAATGAAGCTGTGACTTCATCAGGAGCCCAAATCTGATTGTTATAAAACTCCACCTTCACCGCATCCGCCGTATCTTCTCCAGGCATTAGATATTGGATTTTAAAGCTGCCGCGCACGATATTGCGGGGACTAAAAAGTGCGACCGGCAGAGTTTTTTCTTCATCTCTGACACAGCGCACAATTCCGCCCTGCATGAATGATACAGATCGACCGCACCGAGAAATGCGCGTGAGTGCTTCCCAGACGGTGATGATTTGATCAAATACGGCATCAAAATAATCTCCACGGGCTTCCCATGTTTGATGCAAATCGTAGAGCGCTTGCAAATCAATGCGATCATCTGCCAGCTCAGCCCCATATTCGGCGCGGCATGCGTCAACAAAAGCCCATGCAATTGAGCGTGTCGCCAGAGGCTCCGACCATCCGTTGTCGGGGTCCCACATAGGCAGCTTACGTGTAACAATGCAGTTCACCAGCCTTGAAGATCGCTGGGAAAGGTTATCTGTGGCGCGCATTTTAACGGCCAGCAAGGTAACATCCCCAAAATCAGATTCATCATCCAGATACCCTTTCACCCCTTGCCAGCGCGCTTCGTGTCCTGCACGAGAATCAGTATCTTTTGTGTCTGTACGTTGCAGTCGCACTTCATACCTGTCAGAACTTACAGGGTAGTTGTATGTTAAGCGGATTTGTTCATTGGTGTTGGCCGTGTGGCTTTCAGTGCCTAGAGTAGTCCAATCTCCAACAGAATCACCATCATTATCGATGGTGCGTGCTTGAACTTGCCAGTTGACCGTTTTGTTTTGCAGGTTTCCGTTATTATCTGCGTAATAGAGACCACGGGAAAAGACAATATCAATACCAATCTGGTGCGCTTGAGTCTCAGGCGGGTTTACTGCAAAAGGCCCAATCCAGCCCACGCCATCTGCTTCTGATAGCATTTCTTGGCCGGCCACTTCTGGGGCTGTCACCACATCGGCATCAAATAAGGTGACTTCTCCCCCCGGTTCCACCAGCTCATACTCGACTTCCTCAAAAGAGCTGATGGGTGTATCTTCGATACGAATTTGCTCCAGATCATAGAGCCCTTGGCCAATACAATGCAGCTGATAAAGGTACTGATCATTATTGGCGTACTCAAAGTATGGTGTTGAAGCTAGATCTGGAAAAGTCACATGCCGGCCATAGATCACCGGAATGGGCTGCCCAAGTCGTGCTTGATTTCCTTGAGATTGCAAGGAATACGTGGGGCTTGGAATAGTCGTATTACCCACGCCTCCAATAGAAGGGGCAGAAGGCTTAGGCGGTGGTACTAAAACATTCACCAGTGCCGCACCCGCCAAGGCAACTCCGGCAGAAATCAATGCCGTTCCAATGGCGGAAGTCACCCCCAAAGATCCTGCCAGCGCCCCACCGATAGCAGGGGCCGCCACCATTACAGCAATAGAAAGAACGGTTCTGAGTGGATTTTTGCCACCGCCACCACCTCCGCCGCCACCTTGGGGCAGTGTTACAAAGCTGATGACATCATTGCGTGTAATAATCCTGACGCTCCATTGTCCCCGCAAAGTAGCTTCGCCATTGACCAAGCAAATAAAGGGTATGGTGAAGTTGATCTTCTCAACCTCAATAATCTCTTGGACCGTCAGGCCATTTTTAACGCGCTTCACCTGCCTCCCATCATAAGGACGAAAAGGATTGCTGACAGTTATAAGATGGGGCATAACATACGCTTAAGGGTAAAAGTAAATGGAAATCGTAATTTCATCAGATCAGATTGATCTCATAGCTATTTATGCTGCTATAGTCGCAACATTGGTATTTTTATGGGATATCATCAAATGGTGGCGAAAAGGCGCTAGATTGCACATGCGATGCAATACCAATATGATTATAGTCCCAAGTGATTCTAGTGAAAAATATATTATTGTTAATATTGCTAATAATGGTGATTTACCAACCACTATTCAAAGCATGAGCTACATGAACTACTCATCAAAATGGCCGATAATACGTAAAAGAGATAATACAGCTTTTCTTGTAAACGAAACCAGTCTACCCCATATCCTGCGTCCGGGTGAATATTGGCAAGGGATGTCTGTGCAGGATGAAAAGCTTGAGAAACTCGCAAAAAAAGGATGTCTTTTCTGTGAGGTACACCACAGTGGTTCCCGCAAACCTATCAGAGCCAAAGTAACTTTTCATTCTCCAACAAATCTGTAATACCCTTCGATGCGCCAGCCTCCGTTAATCAGATCTCGCTCTTTTTGAAACACCACACCCATCCCTTTGACACAGTGCAGAATGCCCCCGCCATCCACATCAAGCCAGATCCCCACATGGATGGGGTAGCGCGCTTGGCGCAATAAAACAGCATCCCCCTCATGGGGGCGCTTTTCTTCCTTCCAGCGCTTGCGTTCCGGGTGCCGGCCAAAAGTACGGGCCAAGGCGTTTAAATTATCTGCATCAACCGGTATTGTTGGGAGTTCACGATTAAAGTGCTCACGCTGCACATAAAGCACTAACCCCCAACAATCAAACGCCTCTGGCCCACGCGCCCCTGCCACCCACGGTTTACCAATATATTGATTTGCCCAATGCATTTATCGCCTCGTTAATCCGGGGTAGGTTCTGGCTGTATAGTTTTCAGAAGGGAAAGCCTTATTCCCAATATCCAGCATCCGGGCTTTTCCGGTCACCCGGAACACATCTGCTTCCACCTCTGTCAAAACCAGATGAATGGGCGGGTCAAGTTGTGGGCCTTCCAGATCTGTTGAGAGATATGGCCGGTAGGTGACTTCAATCTTTTCCTGAGAGTCCGCAGCTGCATCTAAATGCTTGACGATCTCCCGGGAAATGTTGTCAAGCGTCACAACAATCTCAGGCACTGGGGCCGTATCAACAGGTGGCAGATTCAGCTCAAATCCCATGGCCACAAACATCACGATCTCGCCGGCATTCACAGGGGCATCAGTTTCCAATCTAGCATCAAGATCTGAATGATCTCGCACCACACGTACAGCTGTATTCTCGCCATCATCATCCAAAAAGGCGGGGTGGCGCAATTCGAGTGTATGCAATACCACAATATCTGATGGGGCCGCCGCGTATGCTTCGCGGATGGCTTCTGATAAAGTTGGATCTGGCATGGTTTAGCTGCTTGAGAATAAATAATCAGGTTTGGGATTGTTATCTTCCGCCATCTGCCATTTGGTTAAGGCACTGACTAATTCTGTGGAAAGGCTTTCTCCGGCTGTTTGGCGTTCTTTAAATTCCTGCATGATGCATTCTAAAAGTTCATATATCTTGGGGCGTTCTTCCCGCATTTTCTGCATCACACCAAGCATCGGCTCTGAAAATTTCTGCAACTGTTCTTTCAAGGTGGTATCGGCATTTAAATCATGTGGCCCCTGGAAATCACACCGTGCATCTTGAACGCTTAAATCCCTGTCTGTGGCGATGTAATGCCGCCCCTCATATTCCATGAGGTATTGGGGCGGTTCATCGTCAGGATTAATAACGTGAGTGTCAAAAGCCCACTCACCATCTGTGGGCTCGATATAAGAATACACTTGCATGGTCATGGGAAGATCACCTTTCCTGGAATATAGCGGTTGTAAAACTCGGTCACACCATCATGATTACTATCTGTTATATGCTGGAGGGCTGCCCCAAAACCGTTATACCCGCTGGTGTAGGCATTCCCATCATCGGTCAGATAGCACATGACAATCTGGTTAGAATGTCCATAGCCCACGGCATCCATCACTTTTTTGCCAGAAGGCAGGAAGGGCTTGCGCCAATAGCGTTGGTTGCCAGCATGCCCATGCCCTGTTTGACCATGCCCATTGTATCCAGTTGTCCAGCCACGGCCATCTTTGGCAACGGCACAGGTGATGCCATAAGCATCATAGCCAGCAAAGCCAACGCGCACGATTTCAGGCGCACCATGTGGCCCTGAATCATGACGACCCATCCATGTGTCATGGGCTCTTAACGGGTTATATTGGGTAGTATTGTTGGTGCCAAGCTGGCCATAACCGTTATAGCCCCACATCCAGAAATCACCGTTGGAATCGGTGGCGTAACCAGATCCATAGCGTCCGCCATAAATCCAGAAATCAACAACTTTTGGTTCACCGTCACCCCCAAGATAAAGAACTTTAGCTGGTGTACTGTAGATGTTGGCATTGCTACCCGTTCCCGTTTGCAGGTAAGAACTATGACCGCACCCATAGATCTTGCCAGATTTGGTAAAGAATAGTGTTGTCCCTCTGGCCTGAGAGCCTGTGGATTTGACTTTGATAAAGCGTTCATTATCCGGCAAGACGCACTTGTAGAACCACACACGGTTGCTTTCATGGCCCATACCTAGTTGGCCATAGCCATTGTAACCACACCCCCACACTGTGCCATCCCTGCGAACGATATGAACGGCTCCATACTCCGCCCCAGCCGCTTCAATATCAATGGCATCATCAATGTAGGTACCAGAATTATCCCGCATGTGGCGCGGGTAGTAATAACTGCTGGTGGTATTGCCAACCCCCACTTGGCCGTAACCGTTATAACCCCAAGCCCATACCGTGCCATCTTCACACAGAGCATAGAAGGTAGAGGCTGTTGAAGGATAGCCGTTAGTGGTGCCAACCACTTTAACAATTTTGCGCGGTATTGAGGCTCTTGGCCCGATCGAAGGATAAATGGGCCTAAAATAGTTACGATTGGTGGTCGCATTATCACCCACCTGACCATGCCCATTATACCCTGAACCAAACAGATCCCCATTCTTGGATAGATAAAAAGTGTGGTTATAGCCTTTCAGAATTTGCGCACACTGGTAATCTTCATCAAAGGTGCCATCTTCAAACACCCCAATTCCAGTGACTTGAGGCATCCATGTAGAAAAGTTATTGTCTCCTTGCATGTTAGAGCCATAGTTAGACGCACCTCCAACACGAAAGCTACCGTCATACATGATAAAACCCATCGAACGTAAAGTTGGCGTACCAGGTTGCCTATGATTGGCAAGATGCTTCACCAGATTGGCGGGGTTGCCCCTTAAAGCCTTGTCCGTTGGTGTACGATCCCCCCGTGAAGGACGCGGCATATCTTGCGTGATTGTTGAAATGGTCATTAGTAATCCCCTGAGTAAATCGAGACGGTAACATTGCCGCGTGAAGCATCTTTATTGGCTGGAAGTCTTGCCCATAGTGGTTCTTTTAAAACCATCCAGCTATCCCCCGTTTGATCAAGCCAAGGCTGGGCATCTTGATCTAGGCCAGAGTGGGAGTCGTTTTCATCTAAACCAGCCCGTTGGGGAACGATGATTGACCAGCGCGGATGCCACTTCCAGAATTTAAAGGTCACACCTAATTCTTGAATAATGGAGGCTTCTGGCTCAAGGCTCATGGTATCGGTTGTAAGGGCCACAATGCGATAATCACCCCGGTTTTCAATATCGGTGACATCAGATCCAAACGTGACAATCGCGCCCACATACCAACCATCGGCCAAGTAATCACCGCCATCTTGCCGAGCAATTGTCCAAGGATCGCTAGACGGCGTATCCCCCGGTACCACATTGACTTCCACTTCTGTTAAAACCTCTGCCTTACCAAACTGGATCTCTAGGTCATTTTCATCATCACTTGCCAAAGCCAGTGAGTGCACACGGCTGGCATCTGTGCCGGGTGTGAAGATCAACTTGGGATCATTGGCCTTATCGCTTGGAAGAAAAGTTAAATCCTCCCGATAGTTTTGAATAAAGATCGGTTTATCGGATGTGGGCATGGGGGTTGTCTCCTTAGATATAGTTTCCTGTTAAAAAGAGGCTTGTGGCCGTATCAATGCGCTGCTGAGCGCGAATTTCCAGCTGCTTTTGACCGCCGCCAATATCATTGGTTTGTTTTTCCAATCCCACACTCACAATCAGCTTTTCATTCAATTGCTCTGCTTGGGTATCAGCATCATCCACTTTCACAGCACCAACAGCACCCAAGGCTTCATCTCTTGCGGATTCTGCGGCGGTTTGTGCTGTTTCAGCGGCTAATTGGGCAGCTTCTGAATCTGTGACTGCTTGGGTGATGATGGCAAGATTAGCCGTGATACTGGCTTCAATATCAGCAATGGCTTTGGCGACAGATTTAACTTCACCGCCATCTGTGATAACAACAGTTTGATCATCCCCGTTCACGATATCATGCAAAAGTGCAGCATCAGCTTGCACCTGTGCAATGGCTTGTTGCAGGTCAGTTTGTAGAGTCATATCTCATCCTTTAAAAAAGGACCGCCCGAAGGCGGCCCAGTGGAGGCAGGGTAAATTTACCAAGGCGATTGAAGAGGCAACGTTTGATGAACAAGCACATAAAGTTCATCAATGGCAGCTTGCAGCCCAACCAAATCTTCCTCTAACAGAAGCGCCAATGTGCCTTCGTCCAACGTAGGCCGTTCCCGAATCTCTAATTCAGAACTGACCTCCCATAACACACCCGCATACACACGCGCTTGAAATTGCCTTGTAAAACGTGCTTCTTGCGCCAAAAGTCCAAGCCCGCCTTTGAGCTCAATCAAAAACCATTCGGCACCTTCCTTGGCTTGGAAACGATACCAAGCTTCAAAAACAGCAAATTGTTCCTGTGTCATCACCCAGCGCACATTGATCCGGCTAGGAACTTGCGTGAAGCGCCGGCGCTGCCTTGCAGGGCCGGCCTCCATTTCCGTTCTTAAAATCGCTTCCCCAGGTGATATGCCATACCCTTGTATTGTAGGGGATGGCAGTTTTTCAGAGGGCCATATGATAATCATCGGTAACTTCCCGCAGCTGGATTGAGCCCATAGCGACTTTCAAGCGTGGGGGCTAACCCTGAGCCACGGCCAATATTACGTGCCATGCGGCTTTCAACTTCATCCACCACAATCTCAATGGCCATGTTGCCATTGCCGTCTTCTCGGGCTTCCGCTCTCGCTTCTGCGCCGGCTGCATTGTTTTGGACGTTTACCGATACGCTCATATTGGGCCGAGACATCACATTGCCCAATGCACTCATTTGCTCTGGCGTAAATACTGTTTCACCTTTACGGGCGATAATTGGTACTTCACCACCAACCAACCCACCACCATGAAATTTAGGAGCGTTAGCAAATACAGAAACAGGAACCACCTTTGATCCCAATTTATCTTTGCCAATCACACCTCCGCCATGTGCGGTAGAAAATGAGCCGGCAAGGGAATCTCCAATGGCTCCAAACACACTATCAAAGACACCCCCCAAAGGCTGGGTGATAGCTAAGCTTGTGGCAGCACGCAAAGCTTCTTCTGCGATGGTATTAAACAAATCTCGAGCAGAAGCCTTTCCTGTCAAAGCCCACTGCACAAAGGCATCTTCTGTTGATTGCAAGGCACTGGTTGTTAGGTTTTCAAACTCAACTGAAACATCGCTGGCTTCACGCAAATAATCTCGAATAGCGCGCTGTACACCAGCTGACCACGTATTACTTGCATCCAGCAATTTATCATAGGATCGCTGTGAGCTTTCCGCAAAAGTATCCTGTGAAAGTCCAGCTTCTTGTTTAAGCCTGATAAGCTCTCTGATTTCATCATGATAGACTTCCTCAGCCGAGCGCAGCTCAAGGGTCAGATTAACAGCTTTCTCTCTCAGCTGTTGCGCCTCTTTTTCAGCATCATTGGCTGCCTCTAATGCTCCTTTTTCCTCAAACAAAGCAGCTGACAGTTTACGAATTTCTGTGGCTTGCTCCGCTGTTGCATCAGCTGACGCTCGGCTTAAAGCTTGCTGGATGAACTTCTCTTTTTCTGACAGTTTCAGAATATCCAGCTCACTTTGTAAGGATTCAATCACCTTATTATTGGCTTCCACACGCTTTCTTGCGGCTTCGGCTTCTTTCTCAGCGATTTCACCAAGGCGCAAATCCCGGATCTGTGCTGCTTGCTCAATCAATCCATTCAATTGTTCTGCATTACTGCCATCAGGGAAGATAAGGCCGGCAACTTCCTCTGAAAGTTGCTTGTATTCGATTTTAATCTTGTCAGCACCTTTATGGGTAAGATCAAATAGTTGCTTTTGAAATTGCTTCTCAATCTGGAGAAGGCGTTTTCCTTTATTGATATCTTCTTCAATAGCTGCCGCTGTTGAATTTTCATTGATGGTTTTAATATTTTCTTCCCGCTCTTGTTCAAGATCTTCAAGACGCGAGTTCCAAACTTGAGCCAAACGGCCAGCTTCTTCCATCCGCTTCTGCATATACCTGACAGGCCCACCAGAGGCATTGGGGCCAAACTTCTCTAAAGCAGCACCCCATTTTTCAAATTCTTGTGTGTATTCATCAGCAAGTCGTTTTACGGTGCGCGGGCTCAAGCCTTCTAGCGCAAAATCACCCTGAAAAACTTGTTTCAGAATGTCATATTTTTCACCTGCTTCTGAAACCAGATAAGATAAACCCTCTGAAAAGCCTACAATCAGTGGGGTTGCATCCAGTATTGCCCGGTTAACATTGGTGGAGATAACTTTACCCAATGTATCCAATTCATCTTTGGCGCGCTCAGCATCACGGACAAGATCTTCCTCCAAGACAATACCGAGATCCTGCGCACGCTGACGCATCATTTCCAAATGCTCAGATCCGCCGGCCAATACATTGACCAAGGCCACACCCTCTGAATCAAATAGTTTAAACGCTAATCTCAAGCGCTCAGCGGAATCTTCCGTCCCATTCAAGGCATCAGCCACATCACCCAGCAAATCTTCCGCAGCGCGAATCCGCCCATCATTATCTTTGAGCTGAATCCCCATATCATTCAGGGCTTGCTTTGCTTCACCAGTTCCCTTGGCTGCTTCACCCACACGGCGAATAAAGCGCTGTAAACCCATATCAAAGGTGCGTTGCTCTACACCGGCCAGCTGAGCGGCATAACGCAATTCTTGTAAGGCTTCAATGTTTACACCCAGCTTATCAGCTGTTTTACCAATAGTATCCGCCGCTTCCAATGAGCTTGAAATCAACATCTTTAAGCCACCAACAGTGGCAATGCCAGCCAAGGCCGCTCCCATTGCCTTTGCCCCAAAACGCAACTTTCCAGCGCTTTTGTTGAGACCGGCTAGGCTGCGAGATGCATCCTTGGCCCCATCTTCAATTTTATCCATTGAGCGCTCACCGCTTTTCCCAACCTCCATGAGCTCGGCTTTTACTTTGCCACCGCCTACGGCTGTTAGGCGGATAGCATAGGTGCGTGATTTACTTTGTGTTAGTGCGTTCATGAAAACCTTCTGTGAATCCGGCTTCCCCGGATTCCAACAATTCAATAGCCAACTCAGGATCAAGCTGGCGTTGTTCTGCTAATTTCAAAGCAAGCGCCAAATCAATACCCAGTACATGCCCATTGGGTGCGAGTTTCAGTTGGCTTTTGCAGAGCTCGATGATGTGAAAGATTTCTAATTCTTCTTCTGACTGGAGTTCGTGTTGGACGTAGGGGCATTGCTTTCCATCGGTTCCAACATTTCCTCTTGCACAGGCGAGATCTTGTTGCTGGCATTTTCCGCAGTATTGGGCTCCACCGCCGAAATGCCATCGGCAGAGAGCCTTAATCCGTTTTTTGCAGCATTGACCAACAACTGCTTAACCGTGATTTCCTGAAAAAATCGATCCGCAACAGGATACACATCAAATAATGCTTTGATCGCATCAGGTGTTAATTCAGCATCTTTATCATCTTCCCCTAAAACACCTGACCAGCTTTTAATATGGCGAATGCCCAACTGTGCAATCAGTTCTTGAGAATAGCGCGCATCCTTCTCAGCTTCATCTTCTATGTTTTCATCTTGAACAATCTTCCGGGCCTTGGATTGGCACAAACCCATAGAAGCGCTGGTCAAGGGAGTGATTTCAACTTCAATCCCGTAGGGGAGTTCGATTGTGTAGGGATCTGCGGTGTTGTGGGTGAGTTTCATAGGTAAATGGCTCCATCATCTTCATTGGTTAATGTGACTGTTACCATCCGACCGGCGGTATCATTTTTTGCCCCTGCAAAATCATAGCCGGCTTCAACACCACCGGGGCCATCAATGCCAAGTTTAGGTTTAGGCAAGTGAACCTCATGGGCGGTGATTAAAAGCTTTTTGCTGGGCGAAACTTCATAACCAAATTCCAGATCAACCGGTGTACCGGCAGAGGCCAAATCAATCAGCGTATTATCAGAATAGCGCACATTAATATTTCCACTTAAGCCGGCAATAGTGGCATCCGCCCCATCAATCTTTCCATCACTACGGATAGTCTGGATCTTCTCAAGATTGTTGGTGTATGTGAGGGAGCCAGAAGTGAGGTTTGCCACTGGCACCCCAGCTTGACGAATGAAGCCTTGGAATTGGCTGATCCGTGTAAATGGCAGATCAACAGGCGTTCCACCTTGGGAACTGTTGTTTCTTGTTTCACCTTGTGCGATCAAATTGATAGAAGCTTGAGCTGCACCAGAGGTTTGAAAGTCAAAACCGATAGAGCCCACCTTACAACCAGCTTCCATATAAAAGGCTGGCACTTCTGGCATGCCAACTTCAATGGCATAGCTTGGTAAAGCCAAAGAACCAGAACGAAATTCATGGTCATATGATCCATCGCCATTATCTGATGAGATGGGATCTCCAAACAATCCCGTCAGCCAAATCCCCAGATAAACAGGGTCAATGGGAATGGTAATATCACCTTCCACCATGATTACATCCCGCAAAGGTGCTAAAGGATCACGTCCTTGGCCCAATACAGGATCATCAATCAAATTCTGCTCACTGCCCAATGAGCTTTGGGTAAAAGGTATGCGTAAATAATTTCCTGTTGGCACTTGTCCATAGCTGCTTTCACGCTTAAGCAGCACTTGGGCCGCTGACCCATATGCTCTAGCCATCGTAAAATCTCCTTATGTTAGGTTAGTGGGGTTGTGGTGTCATACTCTAGGGTGAGTTCAATTACGCCGCTTTTGATGGCGGGAGCACCTTCAATGGGCTCCAGATCAATGTTGGGGCGGCTATAATCCATGCCGAAAACAAGGCCAGTCAAAGATTCATCTGATTGCAATTTGGCATCCACCGCAGCCAAAAGCGCATCAAATTTCAAGTCACGGGCCGTATCATCGGCTTCTTGTACATAACATTCGATTTCAACCGTGTGGCTGTAATACCTACCAGCAAACCCACCCAAGGTGCGCTCACCAAAGCCGGGATCTCCATCACGAATGATGATCAAGCCACCAGCTGGAATCTGGATAGGAATTGCCTCATTTCGTTCCACCTGCACATCCGGGATGGTGCCTAACATCGTATGCAAGGCACTTAATATTTGCTCTGTTTTGCTCATGAATTAATCTTGTTGGCTGTAGGCTTGATCAATCAGGGCCGGCACTTGTCCTTGCCACTTTTCAATGGCCCGATTGACATTCAACTTTTTCTTCATCTTGACTTGCGGCACCAGATAGAACATCACGGCACTTGCAAGGCCCTTTTTCTTTGCAATTGCAGATTCAGTGGCTTTTCTGAATCCCTTGAATTGTCCAGTTTTACGACTGTATGAAGCACGCAGATTATCGGCGATCAGCAAAGAGGCTTTGCCCGGGCCACGATAGATAAATCGCAATTCCCCAAAGCGGTGTTCTGGGAAAGTATTTGGCTTCACACGCTTGCCATCTGTCCCTTTCTTGGGTGCATTTTCAGAAGGGATAGCCAGCCACATACCTCTGGTACTTCTGATCACCACACCCCGATCAAAGGATTCAATAATCTTATCGGCCTTGCTGTAAATGAGGCTGGTAGCGTTTGTCCCTTGATCAGGATAAAACTTGGATCTCCACGTCTTTGACAACCGTACACCCAAGCCAGCGCGCACCACCTGATCACGCAATTCTTCCTTCAAGCCGTTGCCAGCTTTTTTAACACCGGTCATCACGCCTTTTTCTATGGCACGTAACTCACGTTGCATATCTTGTCGGATGGATTTAGCTATGGTGGCGGCTATCTTCATGGGGCGCAATTCAATGTCCACACCATTCTTTCAGGATCATCAAATGTGACTGATTGTATGGTGTATGTTTGTCCGTTGAGATCAATTTGTTCTCCGGGCTTGGGATCTGAAACCTCTGTTTTACGAACCTCTAAAATCCCGGTTTCAGCAATGATTTGTGTGATTGAAAAGCCTTCAATAATGTCAGGCCGGCGGGTGAAAACGCGCACTTCAAAGGAGTCACCCACTTCTGGCATGTAAGTAGCCACCAGCCCTAACTTTTCAAACACGGCATCTAATGCTTTTTGCATAGAATCAATCATTAAGCACCGCAGGATTAATCCAGACCTTACCATTGGGTTGCCCCGCTTGCTTTATGACTGCTACTTTATCAGCGGGATTACAGCGAAAGCACATATCAGTATGAGCGGCGACGGGTTTGTTATTTTCTGATGCTGTTGGATTTTCGCCAAAGGCAATATGAAATCGTACATTTCCATAAATACACACGGCTGGTGATCCCACCGAGTTAGTGGATGGAGCGCTGATCCCAGTAACATCTAAGGGGGAACCATCCAGCGTAGGGCCGGGCTGAACCGCAGGCAGCGATTCCCCCAGCCCTGTAACAGGTGTTAAAACTTCAGGATGAGACATGAATCTTCCCCTTATCCAGCAATCAGTTTGACCAGAACCGCAGGACGGTGACATAACGGCAGCGGGTTAGATTGTGTGTGTAGATCCGTTCCCCGCTCAAACTTGCGCGGTTCCTGCTTGGCATAGAGTGGCCGGCCAAGGGTGTTGACCGTTTCATTAAAGTCAGCGGGGCCAAAGTATGTGGCAAAGGTAGAAGCAGTACCTAGTGGGAAGGAATGTCCCTCACCATCAGCGATGAATTTGCGCACGTTGCCATCCGCATCGGTAGCTTGGCCACGGTATTCCTCAAACGTAATGCCGCCGTAGGTAAAGCCAGAGCGCATATCTTCACGCAAAGCAGCACCATTCATCCAACGCTCATAGGCTTCTTTGACCTTGGCATGACCTGTCAATGCATCATAAAAATCAGCGCTGACGACAGCACGAATACCAGACATGACTTCACCTTTAAGGTTATCTTCTACATAGCGCACCAAATCCAAACACTTCTTTAAGACATTGGTATTGGCATTTGAAAGCCCAAAGCTGATGGTTTTTTGAGCAATTTCAAATTCCCCGTATAGATCATAGAGTAATGAACCATCGGCATCCAAGATGATGCCTTTCAACGCTCCCATGCGTAAGTGCTCAAGAGTTATATCGTGCTTGGAGCGCATCGTTGCTAGACGGTCATTGATCACCTGTGCCAGAACTTGTGTTTGGCTTTCCGTCCCGAACGCCCTCACGCCTTGTACGTCTTCGGCCGAGACATGGTCATCATGGGGAATGTGCGGAATGGTAAAAGCCCGCACTTTGCGCTTGGCTTGATTGCCAAGAGTTCCGGGTGCGCCGGGTTCACGTGTAGGCAGCAAGTTTAAAACGCCATTTCGCTCCTCCACCGTAATGGTGCGCAAGCTGACAGAGCGTTGTGGCATCAGATTCATTGCCCCAAGGCGGCCATAAGTGTTTGGCAAAATATTAATGGCTTGTGTCAAGGCCGCCATATTAAAGGCAGGGTTTTGGAATGGATTATTCAACATGGTGTTAAGCTCCTTTTCTGATAAGAATGCCGCGGGCTTCCAATTGCGCCGTGGCGGTAGATTGTTGAGGGCCGGTGATTCCACTTGGCCAGACCACACCCTTATCCGATAAAATGGCATGGCGGGTGATGATCACTGTTTTTGTATCAGCGGCTGTGGCGTCGGTATCTCGGGTTAAAACGCCCAAGGCCACTTCTGATCCATCAGAAGCGCCGGGAGCTAATTCCACCAACTTTCCAGTTGCGGTTACTCGGCTGACAACAGCACCGATTTTAAGATTTTGTCCAGAAGCCAGAATCATCTCTTCGCGAGAGAAGAGATTAGGGGCTTCATACTTCAGGACATCTGAGAGATAATTACCTTCTGCAATATTCGGCATTGATTAGCCCTCCTTCTTTTCGGCACGGGCCTTGGCTTCTTCCACAACAGGGTTTGTGGTGAAGTCATAACCAGTGGCCGTTTGTGGTTGAACGAATGAAGCAATCGGCTGATTCGCCGCTTCCTCTTTGGCCTTCAACAGATCTTCTTTAACAGCCTTTAAGTCCTTATTGGCCTTCAAATACTCAAGAGCTTTGAGCGGAAAACCGGCAAGCTCACAGGCCGCAATCACATCTTCGGTATAAGATTGCAATTCTTGACGCACAGCAGTTTCTGCTTCCTGTTTAAGCACAGTCTCATCAATTTGAGGCTTTGGTTGAACATCGGTTTTTACATCCGGCGTTTTCTCCTCTGCTACACTGGCAACCGGTGCAGCCTCGGCTTTTGGTTTATTCATGGAAAAGTCCTTTCGTTGGGTGGTTAGAAGGTTGATGACTTGGCCCATTGTCATTACGCCGTCCGCAAGACCTGCGGTCACGGCATCATCCCCGAAGAACAGGCCAGCTTCGGTTTTGCGGATACTGGTTTTAGGAAGGTGACGATTGCGTGCAACTTGATCGGCAAACAGCTCGTAGGTACGGTTCACTTCTTCCTGTAGGGTTTTGTGTGCCTCATCAGATAAAGGGGCATGGGGCGTAAAGTCATTTTTGCGGGCACCTGCATAAACGTGGGTGATTTTGATCCCAACTTTTTCATTATAAGAAGTTTGATCAAAGTGGGCGGCAATCACCCCGATGCTTCCCACGCCTCCGGTCCGGGAGAGATAGATTTGATCCGCTGCACTGGCGATGGCATAAGCGGCCGAAAAAGCAGACTCATTAGCAACCGCCACAATGTGTTTGTGATTGCGTGCTTCATAAATCTGATCTGCCAGATCAAACACCCCGGCTGATTCCCCGCCCGGTGAATCGATATCCAATAGGATGGTATGAACATCTGTATCATCGAGGGCTGCCGCCAGTTGCTCTGAAATACTGTCATAGCTGGTAAAGCCGAAAAAAGAAGCCATAGCAGAGCCGCGTTTAACCAACGGCCCGGTAACGGGAATAATGGCGATGCCATCGGGAGCCCCATGATCCATTGATTTTGCCATACTCATAGTGCCGCGTTCAGGAGCGGTCAGTAAGGATTGGAGCACATCTACACTGCGCGGTTCCATCATAAGTGGACGGGCCAGCAATCGCTGGCCCAAAACAATAAGATCTGGATTCATGAATTAATCTTCCGGTTGATTGGAGTCTTCTGTAGCGGATGCGCTTTGTGCTCCATTCTGCGCCACCTTGCGGGGGTCGGTGTCAAACACAAGGCCAAGATCATCAGCGCGCGCGTTATCTCTAGCAATCTCCCGGTCAATCTCTTCGGCATCATAGCCAAGCTCGGAGACAGCTTCGGAGCGGCTGATCAAGCCGGCACGAATGGCGGCAATCACAGCTCTCATATCTTTTTCAGGATCTACCCAATCCCAGCCTTGGGGAATCCACTTAGCGCGTAAATAGGTGCGTGGGTTTTTGCGAAACTCTCTGATCTTCACAGGTAGGGCATTGGCAAGAACAGCTTGCTCCATCCATATTTTCCAGATGGGTCGGCACATTTGAAACACCACCACTTGATGCTGTAGCATCTCACAACGGCGGCGAAACTCAATCAAACCCGCCCGGATAGAAGAGTAGTTTACACCGGTTAAGTCACCGGTTAATTGCTCATAGGTGATCCCCATACCAATGGCAATAGAACGCAGTTGTTGGCGCATAAAGGCTTCGTAAGTGCCGCCCACATCAGAAGGATCAGAGAATCTAACATCTTCTCCAGGCTCTAACACTTGCATGGTGCCGGGCTCTAGCCCACCAAAAGAAACGCCTGTCTCATCTGCATCTCCTTCACCCATAAACTGACCTTCAGGGTCAAGCTTTGTAATAAACCCCGCAAACATGGCAGCTGTTTTCTTGCGCACCAGCTCTGCATCATCGTATTGATCCAGCTCGTTGAGTTTTACAAGGATTTTACCCAACCAGGATTCTCCCCGGATCTGGCCGGGGCGCAGTGGCTTGTAGAGATGTAAGACAGAGTTTGCCGGTGTTCTGATACTTTCACCCGATGACTTTAAAGAGCTTTCACCCGGGTGTTCGCGGTAAAGGTAATAGGCGACGCGCTGGCCAATGGCATTAAATTCAATGCCAGAGCGCACAACGTTGCCGTTTGCCAATGTATGGGTTTTGCTACCGTCCAGATGTTCAGCCTCCAAAATCTGTAATTGCAAGGGTACGCTTAATCCATCCTCTATTCGGCGCGGGCGAAAACGGATCAGACATTCACCTCCCTCAATCACAGAGCGGCAGGCTAAAGCTTGCAGGCCATAGAAATCAACACGGTTATCGGCATCAGCTTCATCACTCCAGTCCGTCCAAAGTTGTTGTACAGCTTCATGAAATTCCTCATCTTGTACTTTTGAAAGTGGCTTGATCCCGGTGCCGATGCAATTCGCAACAATCGCATCCACTGCGTTGGCCGCATAAGTATTCTTGCGCACCATATCCCGCGCCCGGGCACGGATGATATCAGCATCGCTAGCCAACAGTGTATTGATAGAAGCTTCCGTTGGTTGCCAGCCGATCAACCTGCGCCCCATACCAGCTGACTCACTATAGCCTCGTCGCTTAGGAGCAACAAAAGCTCTTTGCAATGTATGAAATAATCCCATCAGGTTAACCCTTTACTGGTCGTCAGACGGATTTGCCGGGTGCGTGTTTTGTTGGTTTGGGCCAACTCACCTTTCATGCGATCCCGTAAAGCCATCAAATCTGATAGCTGGGGCCCGGCATATGTAACAGACCTGCCTTCATAAGAAACAGAAACGATGTGCTCACCTTTCTGGAGCCGTAAAATCGCTGCCTCAATTTGTGTTAGATCATCTTGTGTATAGGCCATTTAGGTCATCCATTGGCTTTTAATCACTTTACGTTTCTTAGGCTTTTTCTCTGGTTCTTCTGCCGTTGGCACAGGCTCAGCCATATCACGCAACAAAGATTCCCATTTCTTATCTGTCCAGCGATCCATGCCCAAAGCGATAGCTGCCGCTCGGGCATATACCCGGCAATCTAAAGCTTCGTTGCGATCTCTGATTTTGCGCCATTCCCGCTTGGGGTAGCCCTTAACTTGCTTTGTTACCAGCTGTTCCGCCGTGAGTTGCTTGAAATACTCAGGATCATACTTTGGAAAGTGACAGTATCCCGGTGGGGTATTGCCATCTTCATCAACTGTCAGATTCAACCATGAATACAGCTCTGATTTCAAAACTGAAACACCCACCGGCCAGACCCGCGCACCGCTTTTAAGCTTGCGGCCCCGTAAAGTCACATCCACTTTTGACGGCGCACCCAGTGGCACAATCAAACGATCAGATCCCTTGATAGCCATGGCCTTAGAAAGTGGAAATTTCCGGCACCATGCATACACTTCCTGTGTGGCATAGCCTGAATCAATAGCCAGCATCGAAATGGGCAAAGCGCTCCCGCATTCATGCACAAAGCTTTTATCCATCAAGGCAGATAGTTTTTGCCACACTTGCGGTTTGGCGGGATCTCCCTCAAACACAATGAAATCCACTGACCAGCTTTGCTTGTTCAAGCCCCAAGCAACAATCTCAGCTTCAATCCGGTTTTTTTGAACATCTACACCGGCAGTTAAAAACAATCCATCTGCCGGCACTTGGCCGTTCGTGTAATCCCCGGATCTCTCATAGAGACGTTCCCAATCGGGCGCTTCTCCTTGCTCAACCCAAGTTTCACCAAGCGTTGTATTGATCCATGTTTTCAAACGCTCTGGGTAGGCTTTGGCCTCTAAAAAGCTTTTGACCGTGGCTTCCAACTTTTGCCACGGTGAATACAGCTCATTCAAACGAAATCCAGCTGCACCCTGGAATGGGCTTTCAGCAACCCATTCACCTTGACGAATGGCACGCCACCTGATGGCATCACTCCAAGGCGCTTGACAGTTTTCACACTCATAAACGGCAGTGGCTGGATCGTCATCTTCCCACTTAACCTGTTTCCATTTGAGTGTTTGAACATGATCGCATTCAGGGCAAGGTACGTAATATTGCCGCTGATCACTCTCAAGATAGGCCGCCTCAATGCGGCTAATCCCACTAATCGTGGGGGTGGAAACAAGAACCTGCTTACGATTCCAAAAAGTGGTGGTGCGCTTGTATGCTAACGCCACCGGATCACCCTCTGCACCGGCTGAGGGCGGATAACGATCTACTTCATCGTTAAACACAATACGGATCGGCCTACTTGCCAGTGAAGCAGGGCTGTTTGCTCCAGCCATTGTAATATGCCCACCGGGAAAGGTTTTGTGTAGCAGGGTATTGCCACTATCCCGAGCTCTGGGATCTTTCACCGTCCCCTGTAAAGCGGGGGTGTCTCTTAGCATATTACTCAAACGATCCTTACTGAATGCCTCTGCCATCTGCAAAGTAGGCTGCACCACCAACATAGGCGCTGGATCTTGATCCATAAAATAGCCAATGCAATTCAGTATGATCTCGGTCTTTCCAACTTGCGCCGAGCTCATAATAACCACCGTTTCAATCGATGGATCAGATATGGCATCCATGATCCCACGCTGATATTCAGCACGGGATGTAAGCCATTGCCCAGCTTCCGAACTGGCTTCTGGGCTCAATTGACGATACTCATCAGCCCATTGGCTGATCGTCAGCTCCTTCGGGGGAGCCAGCGATGATAGAAACGCCCTCGCTGCCACATCCAACTTCTGTGTCACCTTGGTTTTCATCATCTTCTAAAATCTCCGTCTCAGCTGTGGCCAACTCATTCAGCGTAAGGCGGATTTCATGGCGCAGGATGGCTTCCAACTCTCTTGCATCCTTTGCAATTGCAAGCTCAGGGGAAACCTTGGCCGGTAAAGCCAAGAATTTCCCCTTCACGAGTGAGGCTAGGTTGAGCCAACTTCTCTCCACATCCTCCACGCTCACAAACGTATTCTTTGCTTTTCCAGCTTCCAACTCTGCCAGCGCTGTTTCAGCGGCAAGTTTACGTTTCTTCAATTCTCCAACTTGAATGCCTTGAAGATTTTCTTCTGTAAGTTGCTTAGCCCGATCTTCCCGCCACTTACACACCTCAGCCGTATTAAACTGCCAATCCAAGCGCCGGGATTTGTCATGCTCTTGCACAAATGGGCAACCAATCTTCACCCACTCTTTGACCGTTGTCCTGTGAAGCCCATAAATCTCCGCCAATTCTGATAAATTTACAATTTTTCCAGCCACAAAACCCTCGTCAAATTTTTTCAAAACTAAAGTATGTCAACACTTTCAGCCCTTGATGTAGGAGGAGAGGGGCCTCTCCATCGCTCTGTGGCTAGAAAAAGAAAAAAAAGCCGACCTGCATACGTTTCTGGCTCAGGAAGGACCCGCAAGTTTGATATAATGAACGAAAATATGCTTATTCTTCTGGCCACGAGAATAAGACCAAAGTAATATTACTCGTGTCGCGCGTTCGGGTCCCACACAGGGAATTGAACGCAAATTGAAAAAGTGACATTTTTAAAGGCCAAATGAAGCAAAAGAATACCTATGGTACATATTAGGGTACATGAAAAAATTTAATATATTTTATTATTTATATACAATTCATTATCTTCCTACTTCAAGTCCCTCCTCCAAAAGCTACCATTTCACCTTCCAACAAAATCCGCTAACGCCCGAAATATCCTTGCATAACAACAGATACAGCTGATACAGTGTCCAGGGACGCACAAAGAAATCCACCTGCATCCGCAATATTTGGGGGCATATTTTTTATCAGATACCCCCAACCCAAACAAAAAGTACCCCAAATGAATTGTAATTTAAATCTACTCTTCCAAGGAATAACTGTCATTGGCGTGTGGTATGCTGCTGCAATTGCACACAAAGCTCTAGGTACCTGGAAAAAAGTCAGGAATGCTGAGCTAGCAGCGGATATTGCCAAGTACATCTACAAATCAAAAGAGTTATACAATTTTCTACTAAGGCTGGATGATTATACGGAGATGTCATCAAATCAAATACATGAGCATAACGAAAAGTATAAACTGCATAATAGGGTGGATGCAAAGTTTCTCTCCGGAGCTAGAAGAGTTAAAAATTTTACAAGAACGAGCAAGGTTAAACTTAGATCAAGACACGGCAAATCTTATTGGGAGTTTTCTAGCACTAATCAATAACATTATTGAGAAAGACTCTAATAACACAGCCATGATTAATGAAAAAAGAGAGTTACAAGGAAAGTACTATGCTCTTCTCTCTGAAATTGAGAACAAGTTAAAGAACTACCTTATTGAAGCAAAATGAAGCTCACCGAAGTAAAAATTAAGAATGCTAAGGCAAAAGATAAGCCCTATAAGATCTTGCGGGTCTTGCAGATATGGATCGTAGTTACCTATCTGAAATAGAAGCAGGTAAGAAAAATCTTTCTGTAACCATGCTGCTAAAAATTGCTGAAGGTTTAGAGGTAGATGCAACTAAACTTCTTAACTATTAAGTTGACCACTCTACAAGTATAATACGCCTCAAATCAGAGGTTTCGAAACAGATATAGTCGCGGTCATTACTCTCGTGGTAGTAGTTTTTAGTATAGATTCTATAATCATATTGTTCTGGTAAATGGTTGCCTGCCTCTACTGATTCTTCAATAAAATCTGCTTGATCAAAAACTACAGCACAGCCTTTCGGTTCGGGTAATAAAACCTCTCTCCATATTGAAAGTTCAAGAAGGTTGTGAAAGCCCGCTATGTTTGATTGGATTACTTTACTGCCAGGCGGTAATTCTAGCTGCCATTTAGGTTCATAAGTCAAAAACGCTTGGACAACCCATATAACTCCTAACAGGGCTATAAGACCCAAAATATAGGTAAATCTATCAAAACACTTTTTAAGGTGCTTTAGCTGAACCAGCCCCATTTACTTCCCAACCTCCATAATCGAGAATACGTTTTGCAGCCAAAAATTCAAGTTCATCTAAAGGCTCGCCTGGGCCAACGCCCGTTTGTTCACGTATGAATACCCTTGCTGACCAGTCGTATTGCACTGTTTTTTGTCCTGTCAGAGTGTATTCTACCTGAATATTCTCAACATCAAACTCAAAACTACCTATAACAACATTGCGTTCAATAAAGTTCTGTGACTCATCCCCAAAACGTTTCATATCAGGTTGTATATCAACATCTTTCACCTTAATAGAACCACCCTTTATCGGGATACCAGACTTAATATGCTTTTGAATTTGTTGGTCAATACGATGAGAAATTAGTTTCTTTGCCCCGGCCACTGTATTAGGAAACCGCGCCTCAAACCACTTCTGATATTCTCTACTCCCTGTATTTCCACGAATACCAAAGGGGTTAATTTGATCGGATAAGCCAGGAGCCCTGCCATAATCAATTTCATTTAACTCCTCAAGAATATTACGTTTTTTGGGTTCTTCTACTAAGGTCTCTGCTGTACATCGACATCCATAATCTTCCCCTGGGTGTCCACCAGGAGGAGGCTTATCCCATTCAAATATCTTACCATCTCGGCTAGCATGGGAGGATCTAACTTTATTATCTTTGCGAGTACGCCATATATATTTTTTGCCCTTTTTAGCTTCATTAATGCCGTTGTGCTTCAAGATCCGCTTGATTTCATTCTGGTCCATTTTTATTTCTTGCTCAGGGGTGTCTTAATATCCTATTTTACCATATTGCTCCTTTGGAAATCCTCTTTGTCTCCAGCTAAAATATCTGAGAAGTTTTAAAAATTGCATATTTTATCGGGCTGGCTGCAGCACGTTTCAGAAAGTAAGGAGCCTCCCCCCCCGGGGGGTTGGGATATAGTTACACCCTAGAGGTTAATTGGATAAATGAATGCTTGAGCTAAAACCATAAAGGGTACTATTTAGGGGTACATACAGAATATTGAACAGCCATGCATTGATTTAAATCAACCCTCTACCCCTCAATCAAAAGCCTCATTCCGCGCTACATCACTTAGCGCCAAGTAATATTATTTTTATTTGACAAGATAATACGCAATCATATATAAGGTGTGTCTTAAAAGGAGCGCGCATGAGGCCTGGGTTACGTAACGCATTTGTTAATCGTCTGAATGATTATCTAGTTAAGGGAGAAAATCCCCTTACCGATTATCAGCACAACACCCTTGTTGATGTCTTAGAAGGCGTGGACGATGGACGTGATTTTGGGTATGTGAAGCGCCCAACAGGAACTGGGAAAACAGTTACGTTTAGCGCAATCATTGATGCACTAAATCCTCGTGAAACAGTTATGGATTATCCAGCATTAGTGTTATCACCAAGAAGACTTCTTGCCGAGCAAGTCATAGATAACTGTTTGATACGTCCAGATTTATACGGCTATGATCCTCAGTGGGCTGGTGTATATCACAGCGGCGTTTCTACATTGCAAAAACGTTCTGCTTTGAATGCCCCTGTTCTGTCCACGACGTATGGTTCATTTCTAAGTTTATATTCTCGCGGTCTTTTAGATCCTAATGATTATCCATTAGTTATATTGGATGAGGTACATCGCGCCCGAGGGGACGTAATTCGCCCTGCCATCCAAGAAGCATTCTTTGGGAATTCCCTTGTTTTAGGGTGGACAGCGACAGACCAGTTTATAACAGGGCAAACCATTGGAGATCATCTTTTCCACGGCCAATCGCCAATGCATGAAACATCCGTACGATCAGCTGTCTATAACGGTGAAACGTGCCCAATCATTAATATTGTAGTAGAAACGCATATTTCAACGGGTGTCCCTTATAGTTCAAATAAAGAATTTTCTGCACGAGACCTTGAGCGTATTGCCCGCATACGGAAGAGAGATAAAATATCTATCGAAATGCATGCCAATTACGTGCATCCAGAAACAAAAACAAGATTTAGAGATTTAGATGCCGTTTATTATTGTATGGGGATTGGTCATGCAGAAAGAGTTGGTAGAGATCTTAAAAAAGTATTCGGCCCTCAAGCAGTGCGCGTTGTTTCAGGAACAACACCAAAGGGAGAGTTAAGGGATATTCTTGCTGCTCAGAACCGTGGAGAGATTAAAGCCATCGTAAATGCGGACCTTCTTATTGAAGGATGGGATTCACCTGATACTGCTTTATGTTTTATGCTGCGTCCCACTCGCGCCCCAATTTTGGCAGAACAAACTGGTGGACGTCTTCTACGAAAATCACAGAAAAACCCTAACAAAATTGCCTTTGTTGTAACCTTAGTTGATGATGATCAACCTGATTGCGTAACTTTTGGGCAGGTAGCAGATGGGCATTTCTTGGTGCCCCCTGGGGTGAACATCTATGAAACAGCAGAGGAAGGCATAGGGGAAATCTCATTAGGGGGGAGAGACCATTCAACACGTCTTGCCTCCACAGATGCAGCTGTTAAGGGAGTAAAAGTTCATGCCTCTAAGAAAGCACTGATTACCTTTAAACAGCGCCATGAAACTGGTCAAGTTAAGAAGAAAAACTTTGATATGTTAACTAGGTCGGAGATTGCAGACTCTTTGGGGATTTACAGACAAAATAGGAAGTTTATTAAGCTTATATCTAAATTACAGGAGCAATTTGATAAAGAATCTAGGGTACCCCTTATTTTTGAAGGTAAGGAGATAGAGTGCGGATATTCTCTGGGAACCGAGGTGGGGCGTGGAGTTCAGTTTTATGTTCATCGAAAAAATCTTGAAGATATTGCCGCAATTTTGGAAACCACACAAATTCCTATTATAACTAAGGAATGGATGTCTAAATCGCTTTTAGCCCAGAAAATAAGGGCAGCATCAAGAGTAGGTACAGATTATCGCGAGCTAGTATCAGATTTAGAAAGACAGTTTGAGAAAAACCCAAACAATATCCAGCTGGGAGAACATAAAGTAAGGTGCGCTTATAGAAGGCAATCAAGTTCTCGTACGAGCAAACTAGTATTCTGTATCCACAGCAATTCTTTGGATGTAATTCGTGAAGCCTTAGGAAGGGTACCCGCAAATCCTCACGATTTAGATAAACGATTGGTTTCAAACAGACTGCCAGCAATAACCTATTCTGATTCAAACTTTAACTTGCTCTTTGAGCAAATTAAGGAGGAATATGATAAAAGACATTTGGTAACAAAGCATCTTGATGCAGTCGTTATAAATGGCGAAAGAGTTAGGTGTGGGTATCGCTTGTTTCAGCTTGATAGAGGCCTTCCTCGCTTTTGCATACACGCCGATGACATTAGTTTTTTTAGATCAAAGCTAAACATACCAGAGGTTAGAGCTGAGTATGATTTAACCAGAGCTGAAATGGCTGTTCAGCTGGCATTGCCAGCGTCAAAACGAGAAGAGTTTAAGTTATTATGGGACAAATTAGAAAAAAACTGTCATTCAGATCCTAAAGCACCTGTAAGCATTGATGGAAAGACTATTAGATGCGCACTTAAACTTACGCCAGGCCACCCCCCCCGAAAGGCATTCTATATTCACCAATCACAGATACCTACTTTAAGAAAAAAACTTAATATAGAGCACAGAGCAGGGTTAAAGGCTAGAGAACCGGGAGATGTAGGTAAAGTTAAGTTAGCAAAAAGCCTTGGCATGTCTGCAATGAAGTTAGCTTTCATTGAGATTTTTGAGGATTTGAGCAATGCTTCCCAAGATTCAGAAGAAAGTTTTGTCATTTTAGGCGGTGAAAGAATAAAATGTGGGCATCGCATAGGGGGAGGACAAGGAACACAAAATGGTATTTTTTGTGTTCACCAATCATCTATCCCAGCCCTAAAGAGAGTTTTTAAAAAAAGAGAAGAGTCATTTGGTAGTAAAACTAAAAAGGAAGTAACCACCGATTCGATGAAGAAAAAAGTGACACAGAAAAGAAAGAGAGAGGGAAGGTGATTTCCTCTTAAAAGTAGAGTTTAAGGGGTATTTATGGGGGTATGTCGTAAAAATTGAATTGATCCTATTCAATTAAAACAAAGATTTACTGATTAACTTCAAGTCCCTCCTCGTCAAGGTGATGTTAAGTTTACCTTGTTCTTCGCGGAGCTGACCTAAGCCAATTCATAGCAATATAGCGAATAGGATAAGGATCTGGACTGCCATAGTTTTGAAGTGAAGATTCTTGGCTTGTTCTAGCTTTTTCAGCTATATTCTGATTCTTGATATATATCAAAAGGGTCATAATACCGACAAAAAGGCTTACAAGTATCCAAAGAGAAATAGCGAAGCCTAAAAAGTACTTCGCAAATTTCTTTTCCCACTTTAAAAACTTTTCCCGCGATAGCTTCATCTCTCTAGCCTAACAAAATCATGGGATGAAAAAAAGATCTGAAAATTAGAATTTAACCTCTAATTTCTAGGAATTTTCAACTGCCTTCTGAGTGACCAGTAGTGTATAGTCAGGCATATGCTGATAATTTAGGTGATGAATTTCTCCCTTATGAAAAAATTAATAGCCATAACACTTCTTCTTTCGTTTAGCCTTATTATTTGGGGGCTCAACATGCCTATCTACAAAGATCCCAAGTTGGCTCATGAACTAAGGGTCTCATCCTATAGTAACCTTAAAACAGAATATAAAAGTGGATTGTCTGTTTGGTATGATAAAATGGAAGAGAATCGCACAGCACGATGGCTGCTTATTGATGTAGGCAGCTGGTTTTTGATGTTAATAGCCTCTTTGTACAGTTTTAAGAAATGGTTTAAAGTCAGAAATTGGCAAGATTTAGGGACCTTAAAAATGCCTTCAAAAAAATGGAAACTGTTTGGCCTTTCAGTACTAGTGCCGTGGTTCGTGTATTTTGGATTGATTCATATTATAACGTACAATCAGATTCGGAATTTTTATCATCCCCATGCTGATACAATCATCATCCTTTATCTTTACCTTGGCATCTTAAGCATAATTGCGACAATGTATTTTCTTATCGTTACAAGTATCATCTCTTTCCTTAAAAAGGAGAGAGCCAGTCTTTGGGTATGGAATAATAATAAGGTGTGGGGTTCCAGAGTATGGCTTATTCATGCCATCCTTCAACTGTTACCGCCCGCCTTCTTATTCTTTTCTTCTCTTTTCTATATGCATCTAAGGGGTGGTATCTTTTTAATTCCAGCTAGCATACTTTGGATGTATCTGGTGCTTTGCTGGCGTGCTCAGCTAACACAAAAGTAGGTTATCTGAAACGTCTTTTAATCTGCCATTTATGATCAATCTCGTATATTGTCCCACCAGGAATCTCAACCCCCTCTATATCAAGAGGGTTTCTAAATTCATCTTCAATTGAGAAGGTAAAAGTACAAATTCCATTCTGGCAGTCTACTTCCATAAAAAAAGTGCTGTCCCCAACAACAAATAGTCCCTTACTCAGCTCCCAAGTTACATTCGTTGCAGAAGTTTCACGTGCTTTAAAGCCATCATGTGCCTGTGGGATTATTTTATCTATGAACGCATCAGTAACTTTTCTAACAGAAGGGGCATTCTCAAAGTTCTTGGCAAGACCCAAATCTTGTAACATCACTCTTTTACCATTTCCTGTAAAATAATGATCGATAAAATCTAAAGTACCCCCTCCCATTGTACGTGCTTCTCTTTTTTGTTCTATTGTCATTTCTTCTTCAAAAACAGGTTCCGCCCAGCACCGGCACCCGAATGCCTCTCCTGGATGCCCTCCTGGCGGCGGCTTGTCCCAGCTATATACCTTTCCTTCACGGTCAAAATGACTTGACCTGACCTTAGCATCCTTCTTTGTACGCCATATATATTTCTTGGCACCACTTCTTGCTTGATTAGCTTTTAAAATCTCTTGAATTTCCCTGTTTGTATCCATCTAGTATCGCTCCTTTATATAATGGTATGCCCTCGAAAACTTATTACACCAAATACACTGCTTGAAAATCTCGCTTGTCTCCGGCTAGAATGCATGAAATGAAAGAAAATTTACTTTGGATTATGGGCAAAAGAATAAAGCTAATGTGCTGTTAGAAGCTTTTTAGAGGAGAGAGAAGTGACCGATTTAGACTTAACATGGGAAGAGTTTGAAAAAGTTCAGATTGTTGCAGGCACTATTGAACGGGCAGAAGAGTTTGCCGAAGCCCGCAAGCCGGCCTATAAACTTTGGGTGAATATTGGAACAGCTGAGCTGAAGCAATCTTCTGCGCAGGTCACAGACCTATATACAAAAGAAGAATTAATCGGTAAGCAAGTGGTGTGTGTCATCAACTTTGCTCCCATGCGGATTGCAGGGTTTAAATCTGAAGTTTTGGTCACTGGCTTTTATCAGGAAGATGGCAGCGTTGTTCTTGCCACCCCTGACAAACCCCTGCATAATGGGGCCAAATTAGGATAG